TTGAAGCGTTGGAAATGCTAATATAATCAATGCCTGAATACCGCACATACGCTAACCTAGATGACCGCATTGCCAAGGATGGAGATGTTGGTTTTATTGGTTTTAATAATAGGATGCGACCCGATCAGCTGCCGCCAAGCCTGCTTGCTGATGCACAGAATCTTAGGACTGACCGCAGGGGCGAGGCGCAGGTGCGAAAGGGAATTGACTTAATTGTTAACCCACTGTCCACGGGTGCTTCCGCACTTACACTTCCGTTCTTTTTAGTTGCTGATGATACGTCAGTAACGGCTACACAGACTGGTGGTGATGTGGTTCTAACGAATGTTACTGCTACAAATTTTCCAAGTACTGGAACGGTTAATGTGTCAGGCGTATCCGGGCTTACTCCTGCTGTTAATGGTGACCGTGCATTTACAAAGAATAGTAGCACACAGATTACAATAGCTGACCAAACATACAGCGGAACGGCCAGCGGGACTGCAACGGTTAAGTTCGGCATACTAAATGATGGTGCTGTTAATGCCATTTATGGCTCCTGTTCTTTCTCGGATCCAAATGCATCAGCCAGTCAATACATTATATTTGCGTCGAACTCAAAAGGGGTTGCTGTAAATATAGCTACTGGAGCAACTACGGATCTTGCTTATCCGACTGGAGTGACTGTATCAGCTACAGCATCCATGCTTCAAGCATTTAACAAAGTATTCATATTCCGTGATGGCCAGACCGCACTCGAGTGGGACGGCTCATTTGGCGGCACACCAGCTTTTACAAAGGTGTCCAGCGGTACTTATACTCAGCCAATTCCCCTTTCACTTACTGACATTGATTACGCTAGTGGCATAGCAACAGCCACAGCTAGTACTGCGGCGGTGGCTACTTTATTGGTAGGAGATACTTTAACCTTTACTGGCGCGGGTAGTTCTACTTATGAAGTGGGTGATACTATTGTTGTTCAATCAATACCGAGTACAACGACTTTTACTTTTATTACGGATAAGTCTGATGATACAAATAAAAACGGAACTGTGCAAAAACGAGTATCGGTTGGTCTTGGATTTAGTCATATGCCCGCTCCCCCATATGCTGCATACCACCAACGTCGGCTAGTCATGCCATTTAAATTTAGTGTTGATGCATCAACGGATTCATTTACCGCTCGAGGAATACTTGATGAAGTTATAGCTTCCGACATTCTGGACACTGACACCTATGACCAGATATATGCCCAGTACAGGTTCAATGCTGGTGAAGCTGACTTTAACGTAGGACTGCACTCCTTCTCGGAGGATAACCTTATGGTGTTCAATCGTAATAGTATTCACTTAATTACTAATACAACTTCCCTACAAGCAGCTAGCACTAGACTTCTAACAAACGAAGTTGGCTGCGTAGCCCGTCAATCAATTACACAGGTCGGTAATCAGGTTATCTTTTTATCCGATAACGGTGTTTACAGCACTCAGTTCTTTGATGAATACAACCTCCGTGGTACTGAGACTCCACTCAGTGAGCCAATTAACGTAACTATCCAAAGAATCAACCAGGCGTATTGGGACAAGTCCGTAGGCGTTTACTTTGATAACAGATACTTCTTGGCTGTTCCTCTGGATAATTCTACCAAGAACAACGCTATAATAATTTACAACTTTCTTAATAAGCAGTGGGAAAGTATTGACCAAGTCAATGACGCGGATTTCCACGTATCCAACCTGCTGGTTGTGGGTGAAGGCGATGCCCGTGGGGTATATGCAGTCAATGACATTGGCGGTGTCCAGAAACTAGACGAACGTGTTGACGGAGTGGACCGAGTAATCACACAAATTGGAGGGTCAGAAAAAAATATTAATGTCCCAGGTTCGTTGACCACTCGGCAATACACGCTTGGTAATCTCGAAAGAAAGAACTGGAAGCAATTTGAAATGCACATTGAATCCGGAGCATCTACGGTTTCTAACTTTGATATATCTGCTGAGACAGAGAACCCGGATTTTAATGTTCCTTTAGGCACACTCAGTGACTTTGTGGGATCAACTTTATCTGAGGCCGAGGATGTGTCCATCCGTGGTAGAATAGGTAACCGTAGAGGTTACGGAATCCAATTTACAATTAATAATACACTCGGAAGACCAAAGATTAGGGCTGTTGAAGCTGACGGGTCCATATCCTTCCGTTCAACTAATAAAGCAGAATAATGGCAATTTTATCAAAAGGAACAACATTCTCAACAGGAGATCAGGTTACCGCAACTAACCTCAATGCCCTGGTTGATAGTGCAACATTTGCGACGGGAGCTGTGGATGACAGCACCACAGCCTTGGACAGTTCTACTCCAAAGAAAATTATTGTAAAGAATGCTGGTATTACGTCTACTCAACTTGCTACCGATGCAGTCACTACGGTGAAGGTTGAAAACAATGCCATAACCCTAGCAAAGATGGCTACTCAAGCTGATCAGACCGTACTAGGCAATGTGTCAGGCGGGGCTGCCGTGCCTACAGCTGTTCCTATCGTAGGGGCTGCTGGCATACTTATTAACAATGACTCACTTGGAACGGATGATACTAAGGGTGCGACTCAAGGAAACATTAAAGCCTATGTTGATGCGTCCTCAACGGATGGATTTACACCAACTGCTAGTGCCAGTGACACCAAAAGCGTTACTTTACCGAACGGTTTAATTATGAAGTTTGGTCGAGTGAATGCAAGTGCTAGTACAACTACTACTGTAAATTTTAGCGACTTTGGTGGTAATTTTTCAAACAGTGTGTTTAGCGTGGTTCTAACTGTTGAAAATGCAACGAGTGGGACTAACACAGTTATTTTAAACGCACAACCAACAACCAGTAGCTTTGTTATAAAAAATCAATTAACTACAGCAGAGGATGTAAATTTTATAGCAATTGGCAGATAATGAACCCTCTCCTGCAATCAGTTCAAATAGCATTGCAAAATGCTGAACAGAAAGAAGCCATTGACTTTATAAATAAGGTCGTGGACTTCTGTATTGAACACGAGAACGGGAAGGTCTTAGCTGGATGGCCAGAGGATCGAATGCAGTTACTCATTGCTTATCATTTAGCCAAGCATACCTTCCTGTGCGAGCAGGACGAAGAGGGTAATATACAAGGTGTATTTATGTGGTATAATTGCAACGAGGACGACGGCTGGACTTTTGTTCAGAACTGGGAAGCCGATGACCCAGAGGGTAACGCAATCTTTATGGCCTTCTTATTTGCAGACAGTACCGACACTTTTCAACGATTAACACAAAACTTTATTATCAAATGCCCTGAAGTTATGCAAAAGAAACTATTGGGCATAAGATACAGGAATCAAAAACCTACTAAGGTAGAATACACGCCTAAACTATTTAACAGAATACTAAGCATATAATATTATGGGAGGAAAAGGAAGCACACAAGCACCGCCACCAATTGACCCAGGTGCGTCAATGGGTGAATACTTATTTGGGGAGAGCTTTGGCTCGGCTCAGGGCATCACGGACCCTCAATTGCAGGAGCGATTGATTGGTGCAGAGCGTACCTACCGTCCGCAATACACCGCCTTAGAGCTTGCCGACATCGGAACAATGGCTCGTGGGTTAGACGAGCAAGAAGTAGCAGACCCTCGCTACACGCAAGCTCAGGACCGCATTAGCCAACTGCAAGCAGAACTAGCTAGGACTCCAGAAACTATTTCAGTAACCCAAAAGAGCGGTAGTTTTGGAAAACAACGAACAACACAAGAGACTAATCCAAAGCGTGCCGAACTGGAGAATGAAATTATATCTCAGCAAGCAACTCTTTCTAACTTATCTCCTACTAGGATGCAGGATGCCACTCCAGGTCTATTCGACTTACTGGAGGAGCAGTCAGCACGTGCAGGTGCATTGCAACGTGAGCAGTTACAATTACAACGTGAGTCCGATGTGGGTGCATTGCAGGAGTTCGCACCTCAAGTAGTCGAGGCTTACCGTGGAGCTGACCCCTACAGCACAGGACTAGCCGAGCAACAGACTGCTATGGCAGAGGATCTTTACCAGCGCGCGCAGGGTCTTAACCCTGAGCAACAGCGTCTAGTTGATCAGCAGGCACTAGGTATGGCACAACGTCAAGGTCGTGTAACCGATCAGAGTGCAATCGCAGGTCAACTCATGGGCCGTGAACAATACCTATCCGGTCTTCGTGGCCAAGCGGCAGGTATGGGTCAACAGGCTTTTGGTATGAATCGCCAGCTAGCAGGTGACATAGGTAATACAATCTTAGGTCGTCCTTCGTCTGCCGTTGGTCTAGGTGGATCAATGCTAGGACAAGCACAGCAGGGTGCGGCAGGTCAAATGGGACCTCAGCTATTCGACCCTAACATGGGTATTAATATGGCCTTGCAACAGCGTGGACAGGACGTTACGTTCCAGGGTATGCAGGCTCAGGCTAAGGCGGCACAGGGTGCGGGGATAATGGGTGCAGCTGGTGATATTGCATCGGCAATGATAATTTGCTGGGTAGCCCGTGAGGTCTACGGCATCGATAATCCTAAGTGGATAGAGTTCCGTGAATGGATGCTTAACGATGCACCAAGCTGGTTCCGTAATCTATACATAAAGTATGGAGAGCGATTTGCTAAGTTCATCTCCAACAAGCCCCTTGTAAAATCAATCATCCGCAAGTGGATGAATACAAAAATTAAATAGTATGGCATTTCAAGCAGGATCAAGAATTAGACCAGAACTGGGTAACGCTGACTTCAGTGGCTTTGCTAATGCGGCCACTATACAAGCTAACGCACTTGCGAACCTAGGTAAGCAGATCGGTGAAGGTATTGAAAAATACAAAGAAAATAAGGATATTACTATTGCGGGACTAGCCTCACTGGAAGGTCAAGTAGCTGCTGATCCTACACTGTTAGTACAATTTCAAAACGATACAGGAGATGTTGGAAAAGCATATAACAACATTCAGTCCGGGGACTATAAACGTAAGGACCTATTAATTGCTGGAGGATTTGCAGCCGCTTATACAAATCAACGGAATATGGCTAGTATGAAAGCTGGTCAAACCAAACGTCCTACCATAGGCGATATAACAAAGCTACGTGAATTTCTTCCGAGCGATAAGGTAATTGAAGACGGACGGATTGTTGATACAACATTGAGGAATGAAATTTTGCCAGAGAACCACCCACTAGTTCAACAGTTATTGCAAACTGACGTTGGGCAGTCTCAACTATACGGGTATCAAGACTCTGAATTTCTAGAAACCAAAGAGGATGACGGAACTCCTGTCGAACCAGCAGAAATCATAGAGACACCCAGCATCAACGTGCAGGAAGAACCGACTGGTTCGCGAGCCTCTCAGCTGTTACGCAGTATTGGTGATGTAAATGCAAAGATTGGCGACGTGGGAAGCACTTCTAGAGCTATTCCTTTAGGACTTAAAGATTTTATATTCAGTCCAGAAAGAACCCCATTTACTGAAAGTATAAGTTCTGCCAAGTCCAAGATGGAATCTGTGGACCCTTTTCTTCGATTTTTTACAAAGGGTCTGCCGTTCTAGATTCCCGTCGTTTACCAATAATATATTCTACGGTAAAAGACTTCTTTCAATAATATTTAAATACATCTTACTTTAGCTTCCTGAGCTAATACACTTATGCCTACTTCTACATTTAGAGATCCAGGAACAGGAAGAGCTTTTAGTTTTAAGCACGATAAAGGTCTTACTCCGGATCAACTACAGACACTTGCTAACGAAAAAAGATTTGAGGGTCTAAAGAGGGAGGGCAATATTGTCACCCGTAACCTAGCCATCGGTGTTGATACAATTCAGCAAAATGTTTTTGGATCAGCCCTAGAAGGTATCGGTAAAAGCTTTGACCTAAAGACTCTCGAGGAACTAGGTGCTAGCGTTATAGAAGAGCAAGAAAGCCAGATGGAAGACCGTCGTAGGTTTGCTCCTAGGTCAGAAGGCTTTTTTCCATACGTCACGGAAATGGCTGCTCAATCCGCGCCTATCAGTGCGGTTGGTCTAGCTGGTGGTGCTGCTGGTTTTAAGGGTGGTGCAGCTATTGGAACCGCTTTAGGAGGGCCACCAGGCACAGTAATAGGTGGTACTGTTGGTGGGTTCTTGGGAGCCGCAGGTGCGATGCTCCCCTTCTTTTACGGAGGAAACAGAGAGCGTCAGAAGGAAGCCATTGAGCGTGGCTATCGTACTGAGGTGGACGAAGGAGCCGCTCTATTGACTGCCATTCCTCAAGCCTCTCTGGATAGTATTCTCAATTTATTTGTTGTTTCCAAGGTTGGTAGGGCGTTTGTCCCAGCGGCCATTCAAAAGGGTGGCGGTATATTTACTCGAGTCTCCAAAGGAACCGCACAGGGTGTGCTTACTGAGACTCCTACTGAGCTAGGTCAACAAGTCCTTGAGCGTTATCAGGCCGGGCTTCCTATGGACACGCCAGAAGCTATTGAGGAATACAAGGCTGCCGCCGCTGGTGGTGCTATCCTTGGTGGTATCCTAGGTGGTGGTTCCGGTGCTATCTCCAGAAGTGCTGATGTCGAACCGGATTCTGAAGAGGATCCGGATACAACCGAAGAGGAACAAGAGAGAGACGATCAAGAGAGAATTGATGAACTTGATGAAGAGATTGGTGGAGGCGAGAAGAAGATTTTTAAGGTTGAGTACACTGACCCAGATACCAATGAAAAGATAGTAACTGAGGTAGAGGCTACTAGTTTTGAAGAAGCCCGTGGCTTAGTTGCGGAAAGCACTGGTGCTAATCCTAATACGATAGCACTTGTTCCGGAAACTACACCTGAGCCAGAGCCTGCCCCAGAGCCTGCCCCAGAACCAGAGCCAGAAGAAGAACCTGCTCCAGAAGAAGAACCTGCTCCAGAGAAAGACCCAGACCCAGAACCTGATCCTATCCCAGACCCAGAACCTGAGCCTGAACCTAAGCCTCAACCAAAGCCTAAGCCTAAGCCTAAGCCAAAAGAGTTTAGGCAACAAGCGAAGGACGCACTAGCAATTCAAAATTTAGTACCCTATTTTAGAGTTGATCCAGAGACTAGGGAACCAATAGCTCAACCAGTCGTTGATACTGATGTCGGTGCTGAACGAGTAGGAGTACAAGCTACTGCCCAAGAGGTGAACGAGAAGTTCAGCGATCAACAGATATTTGATTTAGTAGCTAATGCAATAGAAACAGGTGCGTTCAGAAGAGATAAAACTAGAACAAGGCTAAACAAGGCACTAGAGTTAAGAAGTAGAATAGAAAATAAAGCTGCACAACAAGAGTTTGTTCCGACTGAGCTTGATGAGGAGTTAGAGAAATTATCTCCTATCGGTGAAGAGATTGAGACAAAAGCACAAGTAAAGAAAATAGTTGAACGGTTTCGACCCCTTGCCCAAAAACTTGGATTTGATATAGTTTATGTTAGCGGTAGCTCTAGAACTGGATACAACCCTGATAACAATAAAATAGAAGTAAACACAAAGACATTGTTTGACGGGATTACGGGAGCTAGAGGATCCTTAACCCTTGACGATAATACGAGCGTTACTGCACGATTTCAAGGATCTAATTATGTAATATCCGTTATGCGTGAAGAAATTATTCACGGAGCAGCGCAACAAGTTTTAAGAAAAAAGGGAATAAATGTTGAACAATTTTATGTGGATCTTGCTGGCTCTTTAACAGAAGACCAGCGGGGTGATCTAAATAATAATTACAATGTTGAAAGCAGTTATGCGAGATATGGTAAACGCGGTATAGAATATGGTTATGGAACAGAATATTTTAGAGCCGTTGTGCAGCAATTCTTATACGGCCAAGATACTGGATCATTTACTAGACCTGGTAGCGCGCTTGAAAAAGTAAAGGCACTAATAAAATCCACTCAGGCTTACATAGCTAGAGTATTAAAGACCGAAGCTCCTAAGAATTTAGAGGCTGCTACTATAATTGTAGAGACAGCAAACCTTGTGAGATCGTTTGATCCAGATGCAAAACTATCAAATCAAAAGACTGTAGCCTTAGCTGAGTTCAAAGTTAGAAAGAGAGCGGCAGACGACGCGGCAGGTTATTCAGTTGATGAGGATTTAGATGTTGATGAAGAGATAGACCCTGAGGCTTTCTTCCCTCAAGCGGAAACCGCAGGACCTACACCTGTATCAGCTGAGACAGTTGCGGAATCAGGCAAGCCACCGAGCCAGCGTAAGGGCAAGGAGGAGATAACTACAGTTGATAGGTATCTAAGAACCATTCATTCATTGCTTCGTACTATGCACCCTCGACTAGGTATGTTGGTCGAGAGGTATTACCAGGGCATTGATGACAAGGTTCTTGTTTACATGACCAAGACAAAGCCCTTCTTTGAAAAAATAAATAAGATAAAGAACAAGAAGGACAAGAAACGCTTAACTCAGCTCATCACATACAGCCGTAGTCTTGAAAGGGATCCAAAGAAAGGCGAACTAAGAATCAAGGAACGTGATCTTCTGTTAAGGAAATACGGAATGTATAATGACTTCCATCTTCGGGTGAGAGTTATTCTTAATAAGGTTCGCACGGAACTTGTGAATGCTGGATACGAACCAGGCAACCTAGAGGACTATTTCCCTCGTAAGATTCTGGATCTCAAGAAGGTAAAAGAACATTTCAAAGGTACTCTTAACAAACCCTTCAGTAAATTTATTGCTGAACTTAACTTTGTCACTCAAGCTCGCCAGTTAGTTGTATCAGAAATAGAAAACAAAGATTTAAAGGGTAATAATTTAGCAATATTAGTACACAGAAAGTTAGAGGAACTCAGCAAAACGCACAACAAGCCAGAGATGGCTTTGGACTTTGATACAACCAAAAAACTTTTACCTCTTGAGCAGGGAGTAATACTTACTCTTGGGAACAAGAAGACTCTAGAAATAGAGGCTACGCTGTTTGATAAATTCATGCGCCTAGGTCTTTATACTAATTACAGCAAAGGTCTTAGTAACTTAAAGAGGAGAAGCATTGACATCATACCCGATGCATTAATGGATGCGTATGCATCACCAGGTGAAGCGTTTGAGTCCTATGTCTATGGTGCTACTCAGGCAATAGAAACCAGTAGGCTGATAGGCCGTAGGTTTATTCTTGATGCCGATGGCAGCAAAGCCGAAAGAGCAAGTGAACTTGCACGAGAACTCCGCGAGCTAGAGAACAGCGGAGCCATTACCCCAGAGGACACGAGGACTGCTTATGATGTTTTCCGCGTCATCCTTACCCCTCAAGGAAAGGAAGAAAGGTTTTTCTCAGGACTCCGGGCGGCAAGTTACTTTACTTTGCTAGTGGAGTTCACCTCCACGTTATCGCAGGTATTCGATCTGCCATTCATCATGGCTCGAGCGGGTGTTGATAATACATTCAAGGCATTGATCTCTGAAAAACTTGGCGTTGATTTACTTGGCATTGATTCAAAGCGTGTATCCGAGGAGTTCCGTGACCCGTTGTTCATGGACAAGGCTGTTCGCTTGGGTCTAAAGGTTACTGGGTTCACTCGCATGGATCAGTTCATGAAGGAGACTAACATAACGGCTAACTTTATGCGCTTTAAAAAGATAGCGCGAGCCGCAGCTAACACTCCCAATGGCCGTAAGTTCCGGGCGGAGATGGAGTTCATGGGATTCAATGATGCTGAAATCATAAAGCTAAAGGCTGCACTCCAGAAGGGGGATAGTAATAACGCATTGGTAAGACTCGCACTCTTCTGTAGATTGTCTGAGACACAGCCAACCTCCAAGGCTCGTATGCCACTCAAGCAAGCCGAGAATCCTAACGCTAGATTGCTTTACACAATGAAGTCCTTCTTGGTGAATCAATTAAATCTTACTTATGATTTATATATTCAGCAGATGATGAACGGAACTCGTCAGCAGAAAGCTGAAGCATTTCTTGGTCTTAGTAAGTTGATAGTCTTCATGGCAATGGTTGGTATGCCCGTGGACATGCTAAAGGATTTAATCGCGGGACGCTTGGGTTACCTTCCGGACTACGCAGTTAATAATAGTCTTCGTATCTTTGGTATCTCTAAGTATTCTGCTTACAAAATCAAACGAGATGGAGTAGGAGCCTTTGCTCTTAACTACTTCCAACCAGTTGCCTTGCAACAATTCATTGACGTAACTAAGTCAGTGCAGCAATTAGCTGAGGGAACTCCTGTTGAGAGGACTAAGCTAATGACCCTTGCTCCTATGTCCGATGTCCTTAACAGAATCTTTGGGTTCACGAAGCAGAAGGAACAAAGAGAATTTAAGCGCAGGCTCAAAGAAGGCGAACGTCCATTCTTGATTCCCCCTGGAGCCTTATAGCAAAAAGGGCTGCTCCGGATATGTATCACGGAACAGCCCTCAAGGATTAAACAAAAGCGCGGTCCATGAAAACCGCCCTTCGCCTAGGATTACTCCTTCGGCTTACCTTGTATTACTATGAACCAACTAACACACGAACCATTTGTGTGGTAGAATAATTATAACATAGGTGTCCTATGTTTTATGTCAAGAGGAATGCTCCAGCCTGTGGCAATTTGCACATAGAAGTTCGCACTTTTCTAGCTCCTCAATGAATTGTTCACGAGTTCCCGTTCTTAAGAAGTCCCTAATGATTCTTGTCTTCTGATAGCCCGGCAGGTGATGGCAGTCAAATTGAATTGCCTTACCCTTGAATCCGCACTCAGCGCAGACATAGCCACCGAAAAAATCCTCAATGATTTTATGGTAACGAGCTGTCCGCTTCTGGTGGGGCTTCATATCAAATGAACTGCGAGTGATCCTCCATCTTCTGAGTGCCTTTGTTAAAGAGGATACGGCCTTGGGTATATCCCATGCCCTCCCTCTGCTTGGCTAGAGTCCATCGGACGTAGTCCGTCTTCTCTTCCCTCTCTGATAATGTCTGCCACAGGAATATAATACTGTCAGCATCCTGCTCCAAGGCTCCACTCTCACGCAGGTCGGACATGATAGGCGAACGGTCATCCTTTTCGGATTCACGGTTCACCTGTGCGAGTAGCAGAACGGGTATATCTAAGTCCTTGGCGAGTAGCTTTAACTCACGGCTGATCTCTGCAACTTGCTGTTCTCTGGATATGTTCTTGGACATGGGCTTTATAAGCTGGCAGTAATCAATAATGATTCCATTTACCTTATGCTTTCTGTGCATACCCCTAGCTGTTGCTAGTATGTGGTCCAGTCGATATACGTTGTCACGGATCCAGCAGTTCCAACCCTTCACGGTTTCGGTAGTCCTCCGCAGTGTTTGCATCTTGTCAGCCGGAGCTAGCCCGTCCTCGAACCTACGCATATGAAGTCCTGACTTGATGCTGAAGATGCGTTTCATTATCTGATTAGCACCCATCTCAAGATTGAAAAGTAACACTCCGTTGCCCGCCGTGCATATGTTACTCAAGAAGTTCAAGGCGTATGCAGTCTTGCCGCATCCCGGCCGTGAAGCTAGGACGCACAGCTGACCTGATCCGTAGCCACCTCTGTAGAGAACATCATCAATGGATTGGATGCCAGTCCGTAGGTATTTAGAAAAATCTACCTTACCTGTAACATCCTCAAATGTTTGATCAACAATGGTTTCCAAGTTATCTCTAGTAGGAGTCAAGGATGATATGGAATCACACTGACCCTGGATACTGGTGAGTATCTCCTCTGAGTCCTTGCCGTCCTGTAGCTGATCCTTGATAACCAACGAAAGACGGGAGAGGTTCCGTGTCCTATGGGACTCCACCATATCATCCATTAGGTTTTTGAAATGCAACTCGCTGAGACCTGCATCGTGCGTGGACCAAACAGCGTTAGCATCGAGGCCGTGCTGACCCTTGGACATATCCGTGAACAGGGACATCGTGCCAAGGATAACCCCCTTGGAGTCAAGCTTGCACATAGCCTCCCACATTGAGCGAGTATCGTGAGCTGTAAAGAAGTCAGCGTTAATGCCGGACTCCTTTGCTTCATTCAGTAGGGCGTTGCACCCATCGTTTATCTCAGCCTTTAGGACTGTCCCTAATAAACTTTTTTCTAATTCTTTCATGGTTTTTTAGTTTTATGTTTTGTTGGTTCCAATTGTCAACTTGAGGTTCCCACTGATCCTCACCCTGCATTACCCATTCTTCTAGGTGAGCAAGATCCTCGGAGTAAAGTGGTTTATTAGAATAGATGGAAGTGAATCCATCGAACAGTCCACCAGCATCGGTCACGAACTTTACGATAACCGTGCAGGATTCAAACTTCTCGTTGTCCATGTTAAGCATATATATGTATTTCATATTAACCTTTGGATTAATGTGACGAATGCCTTGGCTGCGGTAGCGGGAACTACTCCGTTTCCCAAGAGCCTAAGTCTGTCCACCCTGCTGGAAGACCCATTAGATGCTCGACCCAGTTTGGATTCAGCTTGCCCGTTGCTTTCCCGCAATGACCCGCTATGTCCTCCTCCAGATTGGCTTTCTTCCGATTGGCTAGATGATCTCGGTTCTTCTCCGTTATCTCTGGATGAACCTTGTTTGCTCTTGGAGTCGGCCACGACTCTTGGTTCTTCCCATTCGTGTTGGGGTTCGCCTGGTCTTGAAGGCCAACGTGTGCTACCCGCTGACCAAGTGTCTGCTTGGATGGGTTCGCCCTGCT